TTGAGGGGTGCATAGATTTGACCTTCTGTTCTACGCAGTTGCCCAACTTTTCGAGTAATTTGAGCATCGGTGAGAGGCATCTTACCTTTTACTGAGATTTTTTAGGTGTTCCATGAAAGTTTCACCCTTGTGTGACTCAGGAAACCTTTTAAAATACAACTCATAAACATTTGTACCATTCAAATTTACATAGAATAGGTATACCATAGTTATCATAGTAGTTATCATCAGGTCTGTCGTATCAAAAATAGATCTGGACGAATAACTCATCACCGTAAACAAAAGTTCTAAAGACATGATGACAACCTTCTTTGTCCAGTGATATTCACGACGGAACTTATATACCACTAAGTATGTTGCAACGACGAGTGCAATCAATAACGGTAAGAACGGTGAATAAGATGTAAACCCTAATTTAAAAAGGATTGCTAAAACCCATAACCACCAACTGAAAACGAGAGTTTTGTCGTTCATCTTACTTTTTCCTGGGATTTATATTTGTCATTATCACATTTCCGTTCTTATTACGGTTGTATAACTTCATATTCTCCAGTTGTCGTGATATTTCATTCACTTTATTCATCTGTATGTAATTTTTAGTTAATTTGTTAACCAATTGGGCGAGTTTCAATTTGTGCTCAGGAGTCTTTGTCCTCCTCCAAGATCGCTGGATTTTTATCGCGGCTTCTCGATCACGGTTAGTGGCTAAGTCAGACAGGTTAACCAACTGATCAATTTTTTGTTTCATTCTTTTATCGAATTCCTTACGCTTACTTATAGTTGTAAAAAACTCGGGCATTCTTATTTTTTAGTAATATTTTTATCACACAGAATATAAATGGGGCGAACGTGTTCTCTGATGATAACTGACACTACTAAACCTAAACATATTGATTTGTTTTTTAACAGTGTATGGGGAAGGTACAATGAACCGGTTAATCTTGAATTAAATACTACACACTGTAACAATGTGTCTATAAGAAGGATTCTATCTATGAAGAAGGTACTGGATCATCATAGACCAAACTCTCGTAAGTATGTGGAAAGTAGTACGATCATAGTTGGATCGCACTTCGCGCGGAGGGTCTTACAAGTTGGACTATTCCTTGTTAGACCTGAGAAACCCGTGTTTATTAAGGTCGCCCCATGAGTTTCTTCACATGCTCCATGAACGTCTCCCCACGATGAGATTCCGGGAACGTTTTGAGGTACAACGTAAATACGTCTGTACCATTTAAATGAACGTGGAGGAGATAAATCAAGAACACCACAACGTTGAATATCGCATCCCCTGTGTTCAAAAGAGACCTCGACGGATCTTTTACATAACTGAGTAATGCAAATAGAATCTCTAAACCAATTATAACTACCCTTTTAGACCAATGATAATCACTTGTAAATCTAATGGACGTAGTATATGCAGCAACTCCAACTGCTAATAATAAAGGTAATAGAGGAGAGTAGGGATTAAATCCCAAATAGTATGATACGGATAAAGCCCACAACCACCAACTAAACACAAGACTTTTCTTCCTCATCTATCTTCACTTGAGATATTTTATAGCCGACGCGATATTGGGATAGATACACTTTCCAAAACGGACCCGTCCCGTCCTGGGGTTGTAGTACCCTACGTGACCATTGAAGATGGCCTTGTGAAGTTCACCCATATAAAAGATATAAGATTATAATAGTCAGTAGCGAGATGGGACTTTCGATTATTATGGGAAATATGTTTTCCGGTAAAACATCTGAACTTATTCGGCGACTTAAGCGTCTAAAAGTTATCGGGAAAGGTGTGATGATTATCAATTCCGCTAAGGATACTAGGTCCGCTGAAGAAGTCCTGAAAACGCACGACAATGTTAAGTTCAATTGTCATAAAGTGTATGACCTATTTGATATCATCGATACGGATGAATTTGAACGGGCTGATATCATAGCCATAGATGAAGCACAATTCTTTCCCAGACTCAAGAAGTTTGTAGAGTGTTGTCTTCACATTAATAAATCGGTGATATTAGCTGGTCTCGATGGTGACGCATTTCAAAGAAAGTTTGGTGAACTTACCGACTGTATTCCACTCGCATGTGATGTGACCAAGCTCTCGGCACTGTGTATGAGGTGTAAGAATGGAACATCTGGACCGTTTACAAAACGCATAGTTGATGACAGGACTCTAGAACTCATAGGTGGGAGTGATATGTATATCGCTGTATGTAGGAATCACCTATGAATATCGAGAATAAGTGTGACTCTCCGAGCGTTGTCAGTTTTTATCAGTTCATGGTATCTCGCATGGTCAAAGAGGATATCTTCACCCTCTCTGTGTATGTGTCTACCTTCAGCTGTGTATAGACTACAATCCCCATCGCCATGTATAGTCAATTGGTATCGTAGGAGTTTATTGGATTCGGCTCTATGGGGTGGTATTATCATCGGACCTTCTACAACTGCGAATGCTGCGACACTAGTATCTATACACTTAATCTGTTTAACTAAACCGTACAACAATGGGAAATTTTCAATCTTATAAAAGTAGTAGTTGTCATTTTTTTCAAACCAGGGATCGATATCATGGTAATACTTCTTATCTAGTGTAGGTGCGATACGATCAAACTCTCTGCGTATCTTATTGTAGTGCATTCTAATCAGAAAAAGCCCTGGATAATTTTTGACATGATGTTTTGATATACCGTGTATCACATCTCTGAACGTATTTGTGATACCGAGTAGAGGTCTCCCAACCTTTGTAAAATACAAGGTATCTATAGGCATTTTCAGATAATCCACGAGAATCATCACACATGGAACCAACAGGAGAGACCACATTATTTTCTCAGTAGATAATAAAAATGCCCGGATACAAGCAAGAGTCTATGGTGATCGCCAACCCTGAGCCTACCCCTGAAACTAAATCTCTCGCGGATCGTTTCAAGATGCCCTCCATCCCCACACTAACCCTCGTCCAATTTGTTCTCATCGCACTCGTTGGCCTGTATGGTTTCTCGGTCCGTAAGATGAACCGCCCCGTTCTTCTCACTATGGTGACCGGTATCGCTGTTCTCCATGCGTACGATCACATGTACCGTGTCAAGCGTGGACCTGAGCGTGACATCTTCCCATCTTCCAAGGAGGAATACTGCTGCGGTGGTGGTTGCGGTAAGTAAATTATCTTTGTAAATTATAAGTATGCGCGTCATAGTCACTAAAAGCCCTGACAAGAAGAAAAAGTTCAGGGCGATACTAGACGACGGCAGGAGTGTTGATTTTGGTGCCAGTGGATATTCTGACTACACCAAACACAAGACTCCCTCACGTATGCGTTCCTATGTATTGCGCCATGGGGGTCATGTACCCAGACAGACCTTAGACGAACGAGATCCTAAGAAGATCCAAATGAAAATGTTAAATGTCGATCGAAGCGACAAAGAGAATTGGAAGATGAGTGGTATCGATAGTGCTGGATTCTGGTCCCGTTGGTATCTATGGAGTTATCCAACTTTTGGGGAAGTTGAAAAATTTATGTCCAAGCGATTCAATATTAAAATAACCAGACGCTAAAAAAAAGTATCAGTGTATATAAAGAGTGATGATACCATTTCCATTACTTCTCATATGTAAGTTACCTCTGATAAATAAGATACCTATACCATTCTTATCTGATTATTTGAGTAATAAGAGGGGTCCTATGCCAAATACATATTTGATGTCTCATATCAGTACCATATGCACATCTTGTATATGTGTGATGCTTATGGGGTATATGATAAATAAGGCTACGTCCAGCTTTCCCCCAAAACTACCACCCCCAATGATTTTCCCTATGATTGCATGGCTATGCCTTCAGTCGTGTTCCTCAGCTTCAGTTCTCGCCACGGATGTAGTTAAAAGGCGATAAAATGTAAAAATGTTTCGATTTCACCTTGTTCAATCAATGTACCCAGGTATATTTCCCTACCTGACATCGTCAATGGATTGAATTTAGACTCTTTAAGAACCTTCTGTATCGTAACACCACTTTGATCGAATTGTAAAAGAATCTGGGAAAGTAGATCAAAGTCGAGTCTACTCACAGCAGTCACAAATTTAGATTCAGAAAACTCATATTTACCGACATTATTCTTTATTAACATGTGTATTTTTATGAATTCTTTCATTTCGGTATCTGGGTCTGAACCTATTTCATCAGCATTCAGTAAATTGCGTAGACCGGACCCTAACTTTTTTAGAAAATCTCGTTTAAGATCGTTGAGAGACATCTTACTGTTTACATCGGAATTAATTTACATACATTGAGCGTATGTAAATTAATTGTTTATTCTATTCATATTTTGTGAATGCTTACTGGTTGTTCATCTCCTTGCGAGCCTTGTTAATAGCATTCATCGCAATCTTCTTTGCCAGGTTGCGAAGCTTCTTAGCGTTGTTCAACATACCGTTAGCGTTGTTACCGGCGTTGTTGCCGCTGTTGTTGGCCCTGTTCGCGTTGTTACCATTGTTGGCCCTGTTCGCGTTGTTGGCCTTGTTGTTGCCCTTGTTCGCGTTGTTGGCCTTGTTGTTGCCCTTGTTCGCGTTGTTGCCGCTGTTGTTGGCCTTGTTGTTGCCCTTGTTCGCGTTGTTACCCCCGGGTCCCATGCCATTCTTATTACCGGCATTTTTGAGGGACTTGTTCAGCGCCGCAGAAGCGTTGAAATTATTATTAGCCTTGTTGGCGTTTGCCTGATTATTCATCTCGTATAGTAATAATTGAGATTTTATTTTGCCATCCCCCTCTTCTTGAGGGTGGCTTTCAATTCACTCATGAGTTTGGCACGCTTCGCATTTATTACAGGTTTTCTGGGAGGTGGAGGTGGGGGTGGAGGTGGAGGTGGAGGTGGAGGTGGAGGTGGAGGTGGAGCCCGAAAAGATGATCTAGTGACCCTCCTATTGTTGTTTGGGCTGGCTGTTACCAGAACATTTTTACAAATACGAATGAATTTTTTCGTGTTACTAGCTTTGTTTCTCAGTACGGCGAAAATCGTTTTCTTGATATCCTTCTCGGTTAATTTTACGCGTTTTCCATCAACATCTTTGGTTACCCTGATACCCAATTTTTTGGCTTTGTTCCTGAGGTTAGTGGGAATCATTATAATAGACTTAGAAATTTAAATCATACTGAAACTATGACTGAATGGAAGGACGACCTTCACGAGACAAACAAACTTATACGCGAGGTTATATTACCTCACATGACGAGAATGGAAGTAGAGCTTCGTTCCCTGAGAAAGCATGTGTGGCCGTATGTTCAATCAAAGAAGGAACGAAGTCAGCTTGATGATATTGAGCAAAAGAGAGATTTTCTTCAATATCTCGATAATGAAATGATTGTGGAACTATTAAACATGAAAGCCAAACTATCAAAAAACAGTGGTCTTCAGGGTAGAGAATATGATCTCATCACATTAAAAAAAATTCTTGACTGATAGTAGTAAACAATGATAAGTACATCCCTAATTATGGGATTTTTCAGGATCCCAAATATCATGTCCAAGGAAGGACGACCTATGCCCAAGACAGACCTTAAGTTATTAACGGTCAGTGTATGCGTCACCCTGATATCTCTATTCATCGGGTTGAAATATGTTCCCAATAAAACCAACTATGCCAAGGGTTTAATGATTCTCGGATCCCTTGGGTGCATCTTATCTTCTGGTCGCGTCATAGAAGATAGCCGAAGGCGGTGTAAACTTTAAAAAAAATCATCAGTCCTATACATATTAACCTCAAATGAACCAGTTTTACCAGTAACTGAGACTGTTTCATTTCCGTATAATTCCTGACAACCCATATCCTCCATACAATCTCTTGAATTGTGACTCAATGGCACTGGGTACAAGTTATGATCACCGGTGGTAGTGTAATAATGATACCTGTCTCTTCGACCCCGCACCTCCTTTCCGTATAAAGGCATCGTTTCTTCATTTGGACCAGTTATGATTCCCATCTGTTGCATGTGACCGGGCTTGTATTTTTTAATTGGTGGTCCTCTAAACTCGGGTTCACGGCGCGTTTCCACAGGCCTGGGTGGGACGGGTACTATGGTTCGTACTGGAACTCGGACAACCTTTGGATTGTACCACATATATCCTACAAACACAGTGAGTAAAATAAGAGCCAACCACAAGGCTTGATTCTTTGTCTTGTTCTTCATTACTATATATGAGGAAAATCTTCTCGATATATAGTAAAAATGCCAACAAAAAAGGAACTTCAGGAGGCAAAGAGTAAACTTAAACCCACTAAAAGATCTAGGGGTAATAGCCCTAAAATACCCAACAGGCTTAAGTATATCATCATACGAGTCGATAATCGCAAAAAGGCTGACAGGGAGATGTTTTCTAGGGTTCAGGAACTGATCCGTGAGAAGAAGAAGTGAGCTTTTTATCAATAATTTCCAACGAATTCGCAACGGAGTTAAACATTTCGAAAACATCGTTCATATTTTCCCCTTTGATAAGATCCCGTATCTTTTCGATATTGTACTCGATAGATTCTTTCTCCAATTTATTCTTTTCTACCCACACTTCGAGAACTTTGTAAAGACCCTCAATTTTCTCGTCGACTGATTGAGTAAAATGTTCAATTGCACTGTCGAGTGCATTTATTTCTTCTTTGTAATACACCTTCTGTTTTTTCAAAATATCCCGTTTGGTCGCAGAGTCTGTTCTATCAATTTGGGATTTTGATTGTTCAATTTTTTGTTCTATTTGTTCCACATTAAAGATGTATTCCCTGTGTTTAAGATTCTTAAGTTCTTCCAGTCTCCGAATTTCTGTTTTTATTTTAACGTCCATATAGTTTTGTAATCGTAAAATATCTTTAAATTACTTCATAGCCTTTTTGAATTCTTTAATAAAGAAATCAAAGTGTCCAATTCTATACTGCACGAGTGCCCACAGTAAGAAGAATACAGATTTCGTCATTTTATTAACATCATTATCCTCCATTTTGTAAATTGGTCCAACAAGTCTTCCCATAAAAGTTTGCTCCTTCTCCTGACCAGTCATAGACATTTCCAATTGAGTTAATGCACACGTGTCATCGTTTACGCTCCAGTGAAAAAACAGGAACGGTATAAGTAATGAATAAAACTCCAGGTTTTCACGGTTATTCATGAAAGGAACAACCAATATGGCTATTATAAAAAATGCATGTAGGAAGAAAATTATATTCATTTATACTATACAATGGTAAAAGAAAAAATTGTATGGAATGATCAGCATGAAACTATACTGAGACAATGGGGCGAGGCGTCTGCGTGTTACAGGTTTATGCATCATAAATCATTCTTACTGTATAAAAAATTGAGTTTACGTTTTTCACTTCCTGTTATTGTGCTTTCAACTATTACGGGTACAGCGAATTTTGCGCAGTCGACCCTACCCCCAAGTTTTCAACCGGCTGCCCCATCGGTTATAGGTGGTTTGAATTTGATAGCTGGTCTCATCGCGACTATCAGTCAATTTCTTAAAATCAACGAATTGATGGAAAATCACCGAACTGCGGCGCTATCACATGGTCTTTTATCGAGAAATATACGTCTCGCGTTAGCTTTACCTCGAGAGGAGCGTAAGAAAGACGGTTTGAAATTCGTAGAAGATTGTAAGGCTGAGTACGATAGGCTTCTTGAACAGTCACCAGCTGTGCCTTCTAATGTATTATCGGATTTCGAGAAAGAATATCCATTTGACAATATATTCACAAAACCAGAAATCTTAAATGTGCGTTCTATTCCCAATTTTAAAGGACCAAAGACTGTGGAACCACTTCATGCTATAACCAAAAACACACCACTCGAGCGGGTGGGGAAGTTATTCAAAAAGGATAGTGTCGAGGAAGAGGAAGAGGAAGAATCTAACGAGGGAGAGGAACAGGAATATGATGAGGAAACAGCGATAAACGACGAACAAGATACAGTAGCAAAATAAACATAGTTAAATTTATAACAACACCACATGCAAAATATGGTAGAATTTTCCTTCTTAAAGGTTCTACGATACGTTTATGTAGTGCGTCATTTTCGAGTACTAAATCTATCGCCTGATTAGTAATATCATCAATGGACTCTTTCATTAAAACAATTCCACAAAAAAAAGTTGAGAAAAAAACACTAAAAACGATTCATGGTAAACAGATAGAACTTGTTCGTAAGTATATAGGAGAAAACAAGAATGTATTCATCTGTGGTGCGATCGGTACAGGTAAAACATATGTATTGGAAGCCGCCCTCGAAAATCTCAAATATGTGGAATTACAAAGTGAACATCTAAAGAGTAAATCACTATTTCTACCATTCATAAAACCAACTACGAAACATGTGTTTATAGAAGATTACGAACCCATTTTTAAACCAATCATAGAACAGGTATCTGATGGGAACAAACTGACACGTGGATGTTTAATAGTAACATCTACGAATATGTGTATGTTTCCCAATTTTGAGACAGTCTTCATTCCTAGACATAAACCAGATGTACTTTTGTCACTGACTGATAAAAATGGAGATGACGCATATTCCGCCGCGTATAAGAGTCAAGGAAATATCCGAAACTTCTTTTCGTATCTCGACGGATATGATCTGATGGATGATTTCAAAACACCTAAAGAGTTTATATCAGAGTTTTTATCCAATCAAGAACCAATCGAAATACTTGACAGTGTCGCTGAGCATGGTCATATGTGGGACATATTTCAGGAAAATTACATAGATTCTAAAGGTGTGAAATTAACTAGAGCAACCGAATCTTTCAGTATAGCTGACATGTATGACAGTCACATTTATCAGAGTGGGAATTGGAACCTCATGCCATATTTTGTTCTTCACGCTCTGACGATACCGAAATCGTCTCTAGGTGAACCACTTAATAAGGATAAGATACGGCCGGGTAGTTGTTGGACCAAGCAAGGAAATTACAAAATGCGAAAGCAAAAATACAACGACATTCGACGAAAATCTAGAATAGGTCTAGGAGTCGAAGAATTATGTCTATTAAAGACGTATGCGGAGAATGGTGATATAACAAAATTAGTAGACTATAATATCACACCACAAGATTTCGATGTGATAAATCACCTCGCCGTCGGAAATGGCTTAAAACAGAAGGATGTAACAAGAGTAAAGAAAGCATTGAAGAATGTCTACGAAGGAAGAAGAAGTTGATCACGAAGAGTGTGTTAAGGTTATCGGAAATGAAATTCTCTTCTATGCTGACGTGGACCGCGAGAATGCCCTTGACTTTGTTGAAAAATTTAAAAAATTGGAGATCGAACTTCTTAAAAAGAAAGCTGAACTCTTTGGGTATGAACCCCTAATTAGGGTTCATATCATGAGTGAAGGTGGAGACATCTTTGCTGGTATGACGATGATGAACACTCTCGAAACCTCCCGTGTAAAGATTGTTACCATCGCCCAAGGTTCTTGTTGTAGCGCAGCCACCTTCATGCTTCTCGGTGGTAGTGACAGACGTATGGGAAAGAACTCGTACGTCCTCATTCACCAAATTTCCACGGAATTATGGGGTAATTTTCAGGAACTTAAACATGAGCTGAAATCAACGGATAAGTTTATGAAAAATTTGAAGAAAATGTATCTTGAAAAGACTAAGCTCCCTGAAAAGAAGCTGAATAAGCTTATGAAAAAGGATATCTACCTTTCCCCAAAAGATTGCCTCAAGTATGGAATCGTCCACGCTCTTGAGTAATTATCACAGAACGGCGGTATAAGGCCAAAATACATAGAATTATAAATATAATAAAAAATGTGTTTAAATTTAAAGGTACAGTCGTGCTTTCTGGAGGCCTAAGTCGTTCCATTCTACCATAATTTACAACTGGTAAATCCGACATCTACTTAAAACTGATATTTTATTATCGTACAATGGAACGCCTTATCAAACAAGACAAACACAACCGCGATCGCTACATTGACATCAAAGTCGAGGACTTGAAGGATGGAACCGCGGATATCGTGAAGATCTCTGGCATTGTTGGGAGTGACAAGTTTTCTGAGTCAAGAACCAACGTCAAGACTGGTTATGAAAAGGCTCTCAAGAGAGCTCAAACCATGTGGAACAATGAGCATACCAAGTGTAACCAAGTGTTGCCTATGCTCGCCAACAAGTGGGAGGATCGCCAGAAATACATCTCTGAGCCGTTCTACGTTCAACCCA